CCTAATCACCCAAGTGCTATCGCCAAGGCGGTGGCATCGTTAGATGCGTCTGCTGCCGTTACACCACCTATGTCAGACAATACTTCAGAAGAACTTCTCCCTTCTATACTTGTACCATCAACTTTTAGAAAATCATTATCTGCAATACCACTTGTTGCAACTAATACATTACCATTAGATATGCCTGTGGATAAAGTAGCAGTTGTCGTTACTGGTGTTCCATTAAGTGTAATAGCATCTGCCTCTAACGTACCATCGAAATCACCATCTACGGCATCTATATTACCTTTGAATATTGTAGCTGTAATTGTGCCAGTGCTTGGATTGTAAGTTAAGTTACCATCCATCTCTAAACCTACGTTACCAGTACTAGACGTAGCATCTTCAACAAATGTAATTAAGTTTTCTTCGTTTGTGCTTTCATTGTCTGTTACAAGCACATGAGATGAGTTTGTTGCATTAGTTGCATTTGTAACTGTTACACCTGCAATAACTGTATTTAGTGCTGTGCCATTTACTGTTATTGCATCCGCTTCTAACGTACCATCTACATCTACATCACCAGATATATCTAAATCTGCCATAACTGCTGTACCAGTCAAAGTTGGTGCAGTTAATGTTTTATTTGTTAATGTTTGTGTACCTGTATCAGAAACAAGAGTTGCATTAGAGTTTCCTATTGTACTGCCACCGGGTAGAGTTAAAGTATTTGTTGCTGCCAGACTATGCGGCTGAGGTGATATAGTTTGTGCATGATTGTTACTTGTTTCACAATATAATTTTAATTGACCTACACTACCGCTATTACTTCTAAGTTCTATTACACCACCATTAACAGTAAGATCATCACCTACAGATAAATCCGCACCTAATGTTGCATTGCCACTAGCATCTAAAAACACTGACTTAGATGCGGGTATTGTACAAAAAATTGTCTTTGTACCAGAACTAAAGTTAACTGCATTATCACTATTTGAGCTACTAATAATTGTAGATCTGGCTATTGTGCTTGAATCACTGCTTAATGTGCCTAAACCAACTTCAAACTCTGACGTACCCGGTAATGTAACTGCATAGTATGTAGTATTACTGTTTCCAACACCAGCAGCAAAAGTTTCAAATCCAGTAACTGCACCAGCTAGTGTAAGTGTGCCAGTGCCAGTTGTGGTTGTGGTTTCTTTTACTCTGTCATTTAATACTAATGCCATTATTTAAGCTCTATTGTTAAGTTACCTGCATTAATTCTAAAAATATCACCACTTGCTATTGCCTTACTTGCATCTAATGCTCCAACAAATAATATGTTACCACTACTTGATGCGTCTGCGATAAATACATGTGTAATTGTATTGTTTGTTCCACCAGATGCGGGAAACTCAATAGCAGATGCATTTATTGCTGTCTGTGTATCTGTAGAATCTGCACCTATGGTTGTCCAACCAGAAGCTGCAACTTGCTGTCTTGCGTAGTTTGTAAAGTTTGCTTCTGTTACAGATCCAGTTTCTGCTGCACTTACTGCTGTTGCAAGTCCTACATAAATACTATCTCCCGGACTAGAAAAACTTAGAGAGTTATTTTTAAATATAAAATGTAACAATCTTCTTTCTAGATAATTGGTTGCTGCATTTGCTGTTGCCATTTTTTACTCCTATGTTCGCGGCCTTGACGGTAGACCAACTCTATACCCATCTGTATTTTCTCTTGCCTCTCCTAGATCTTTTAATCGCTCCATATACTGTAGATACAAATTATTGTAGTTTTGCACTACATCTTGTTCACCTTTCATAAAAGTATAAGCCTCTACAAGAGATCCGTAAAGTAAAGCAAAAGGCGCGTTATTACTTATCCAAGTAGTACCACTATCAGATCCAGCCGTCAAACTAGTCGGACGGTAGTAGTAATGAAGCTCAATGGTATAGTTACTGTCTGGTGTAGGAGCGACAATAAAATTATCTGTATCAAACCTAGCATAATATTTTGGAAGTCCAGTTGTTGAAGAAGCTGGTGTATACTCTCTTAAATAATTTACATCTTTTTGTAGTAAAAAACTTTCTGAACCTGATGTTGTTATTTGTAAAGAAAATGATGCAAGATAATCACTCGGCACTGTTAAAAACTGATCTGATGATGTAAACGCACTTGTTACGTTCTTTCTAAAAAGATCAAGGTCTACGCTTTTAAATATTTTTTCTTCTGCTGCTTTGATAAAATTACTAAGATTATTTACAAAAACAGTCTCATTGTTATCTGTGTAATCTTGTAAAGCAGTTTTTAATGTAGCAAAAGTAAAGCTCATGGTGTCACCGTAACTGGTCCAGCTGTAGCATCATTACCCCCGCCAGACAAGCCCCCTGTTGTAGCTGTACCACTAGATGCAGTAAAAGTGTAAGTATCTGTTGTTACAACTGTTATTGAGTATCCATCATTTTTATTTAAAACATCTGAAGTGAACCCATCAAAACCTTTTGCTTTTTTAAACCTAACCGTATCGCTTGTGCTTCGGCCATGACTAGCTTCAGTTACTGTAATTACAGCTGATCCAGAGGATCCAGACAAAAAAGCATCCGGCACCAACAGTCTTTCTACAGGGTTTTCTGTTCTAGCAGGTCTTGCATTTTTTACAGCCTGACCATCAACAGGCACATTAAAAGGACCTAACTGAGGATGTTTTCTTTCAAACTCATCTGGACCGACCAATGATCCGTTCCATTCAAGTTTCATTTGACGAAGATTATACACCATACCAGATCTATCTGATACGCCTTTTGCAAATTTACCTGTAGCAAATCTACCCATCAATTACTCCTAAAGTAAGCATATTGAGGTGTAACAGTGAAACTAGATCTATCTCTGTCTTCTCCCATCGCTCTCTCAAACTCTTCTTCATACACAGCTTTTAACATTTGTGTAAGCTGTGGATTTTTTTTCAAAGATAAATAATAAGCTAACCCTGCTGTTAAACACGGATAAAATCTAAATGGTATCTCTAGAGTATTAACAGCCGCGTCCGCATCTTGTATTCTTGTCAGTGCGTCATAACGTATTACATCTGTGCTGTTTTCAGGCGCAGGCCATATCTTCAAATTTGGTGTAATCTGCCTATCTAAAAAGAACTGTGTAGTTCTTCCTGTGCTTGTTTTGTTAGGTATGGCAAGATAGCTATCACGACTAATTCTACTGATTGCAAAGTCAGTGCCGTCTCTGCGAACAACAGCGGAAAGTATATCAATCACATCTGTGCCCAAAGAATATTCAGTGTCCGCCGCAGTAACGGTCTGTGTTCTTTGCTCAATCGTCCATTGATTTAAACCACGGTTAGCCCACTCAGCTAACATAATATTTAAAGATCTTCTAGCACTTGTTAGATCATAACCTGTTCTTACTTCAAGGCCGCATCTTTCAAAAGCTTCCTCAATATATTCTGCTACGTCTAATTCAAAATCAGTTGATGAGGAAGTTGCCATATCTAATCCTTGTATAAATTATTAAACGTCACCTTTGGGTCCATATAACTATTATCACATTCTGCGTTATGAATCCACTGACTTGGTTTAAAATCAGGCGCGCCTTCTCCTGTTTCCCATAACGCAGGGCTTGTTGCACGAACCCTGTTATTAGGTAATGCTACTATATTTCCAGTCCATTTACCAGCATCAGTTAATTCTATAACATGACTTTGTTTATGTTGAGCCGGATCATCGGCTATGTCTGACTCCGTGTAATCAACTGTAAATAAGTATTTTCCAGTATAAAACTCCCCGTCTATCTTGCATTTCCAAGGGCTTGAACTAGTTCTGTCATACTTAATAACTGAATGATGATGTGAACTACAGTCCCAAGGTTGCACTAAATGAACAGGCATGGGTTCTGGCCACTCTTCTAATGGTGTGTCCGCAACAAGAGCTGTAATAGGCATCCTTGCCCACATAGCGCCCCCGTTAATGTTTTGACTTTCATCAAAGTCTGACTCACAACCAGTAAAAATCATTTGAAAACTTAAACATCTGTCAGGAACAGTAGTCACTGCAATAGCCATCGCGTGTAAGTAGTCACCATGATGTTTTTCATGGTTGTGAGTATATTCTCTTCGCACCCAACATTTAAAATGCGGGATGTTGCTTTGTAAGTAAGGCATAGATTAGGCTCTACCGCCTCTTCTCATTTTTTTAATAGCTCCGCCTTTAGCAAAACCTTTTTTCTTCATACCAGCTGCACCGCCGCCCATCATCTTTTTGACAGCTCCACCTTTGGCATAACCCTTCTTTTTCATACCAGCAGCTCCGCCGCCCATCATCTTTTTAACTGGTTTCTTTTTAGCAAAACCTTTTTTCTTCATAACCATTTTATACTCCTTTTATGCACTAACTGCGCCTTTTGTTTTCTTTCTCCTATTTGCCATGACAACGCCACAACCTCTTGCTACAACCGTCCCTGAACCTGTTTTACCCTTGAAAGGACGTTTAGCCTTTGTCTCTGGAACACGGCCACCACTGCTCATCTTGGTAACCTTTGCGGCCGGTGTGTTTCCGACCACAGTCTTGCCTTTTGCACCTGCTTTTTTCTTTTTTCTGGCAGTAGATGCTCGCTGTGATTGTGTTAAACTATTTGCTTTTGCTCTAGGTAAACAACGGTCAGGATTCTTTTTATCCTTTGATGTCCCACATTTTCCCTTGATTTTCCCATCAGTTCCTATGCGTACCCAGTCTTGTTTTACCCAATCTTTAAGTGCGCCCATTACTTCTTACCTTTTGCACCTTTGGCGTAGTTTGGATCTTTACAGTATTTTGATGCTGCCATATTAGCATAAGCTGATGGATATGTATCAAAAGTTCTCTTAGCCCAAGCTTTACCTGCTGGACATATTTTACTGCCCTTACTTTTAGCCGCTCCACCTTTTTTAAAGTATGTGACCTTCTGCTTAGATGGTTTGGGTCCAGTTCTAACTGCTGATCTCATGTGTAGCCTCACTTTGTCATAAAAATTGCAACCAAAGCTGCGAGTTGAAGTAGAATTCCACCAATGATTGCCCAAATACGAGCATCCATTTTGTCTATTTGTTTTTGTAAATGATTTAAATGGTTGTTTTCAAGACGGTCAATCGTGTCTTCTAAAACAGCTAACCTTTTATCTAATTCATGCAAAAGATCTTTTTCCCTCTTGGTAGCCATCAACACTTCCACCTTCTTCTAGCTTGTCTTAAACGGCTGTTTGGATTAGCGGCTGCTTTTGGAAACTTTTTCATTTGACCTGCACTCCTAGCACAAAAAGACTTTCTTCTTTTAGCGTCCTTACTGCCCTTTTTAACTTTACCTGTAACAGCAGTTTTTAATTTACTACCCGGATTATCGCGCCTATATTTAGCGACACCGGCCTTTGTCATTCCCGCCCCAGATTTAGTGGAGCGGAAATATTTTTTTGTTTTGGGTGGTTGCTTATCCCTTTTTCTAGTCATAGTTCTTTCTCATCTCAAGCGTGATAGTATAAGTATCAGCACTTGAGTGACCAACTGTTGTAAACAAGATGTCACCTGTCACACCGGACCCTGCGTTGTTTTTTAAACCACCGAAGCTCGAATAATCATGATAACCACTTTGGTTTTCACCTAATTCAATTATAAAAGCGTTAGAAGTTGCATCAAAAAACAATCTCGTTTTCATACCCACACATTGCCACCATATTTTTTCTATAGTAACCCCTGTGCAAGTTTGACCATGACCGTTAGCGTTCAAAGCACTCACATCTACTTTTTTAACAGCGCTTTCACCAGTACCGTCAGAAATGTTCGTAAACTTCTGTACCACTTTTTTATCGCCATCAAAAATAGTTTGAGATGTTACTGCATCAGCCATTTGTATCTCCTAACTAAGCTTCGTAGCCCATTAACTCAATGAACAATTTACCTGCTGTGTAATCGGCATCTGTTGTAGAGCCTAATGTTAAATATAAAAACTCATCAGCAGCTGGCACCGCAGTAAAATAAACCTTACTGCCTAATGTTGCATCACCAGCATCAACTAATGAAGTTTCTGTCAAACTTGAAATAGCACCGTCTTCTACACCAGTTCCCTCTGTTGCAGAGTGTACGTTTATGTCCGGATCACCACCTGCTGGTGCTTCAAAACATTCCATACTACCTGTTAAAATTGTACCATTTCTAGCAGCTGTGATCTGTCCTATGTGACAAACATTAGATGTTCCATTTACACCAATAATGTCACCAGATGCTGTTGATCTTAATCCAGTTAAGTCAATTAATATTCTTGTTGTTATTATACCACCAACTCTTTGAACAGAACTTCTGTATATAGTTCCTGTTCCACCAGTGATACCGGTGCCAGCTTCTACTGGCATTGTGTTAGCATCAAAAGATGTAATACCGCTTGAGTTGATACTAGATAATGTTGTGATTGCGCCCGTAGAGGTGTTTTTACTAATAGAAGTAAAACCACCTTCAGATCTCACTGGGCCTGAAAAGGTTGAATTAGCCATGTCAATCTCCTTGTCTTGGCAAATGTCGAAGTTAATTCTTCGTCAAGGTGATTTTAGTATACATAAAAAAAACGAGGACAGCAAGCACTGTCCTCGTTTTGTGCGAAATGCAAAATTATTTATGCACCCGGAGTTGCAAATACACATCTCCAGTCTGAGACGCCAAAGCTGTATCTTTCTCTAGCTTTAAATCTCATGTTACCTGTGTCAAAATCGCCTTCCATTGCGGTTTTGATAGGTGAACGGTTGAAGTATTTAAAACCGTTTGGAGCATCTGTTTTGATGAAAAACGCGTCTGTATCAGTTAAGAAATGGTTTACAACTGCACCTTCTGGTAACATACCCATGTTCTTAATTGCGTTTGCATCATTGTCAGAAGTTCCAACTCTTAAATTACTGTTCATGATTCTTTCAGCAGTGAACTGTAACTCTTTTGGAATTATTAACTTCATGCCTCTTACAGCGATCTTCAAGCCTCTTTCATCTTTGAAACCTGCAATATCAATCAATGCTTGCTCTAATGATGTCTCATTTAAGTCAGAAGCCACTGATAAGATGTTGCTCTGGTTACCATTGATAGTTGGGTGTGAAGCAGACGCTAATGCAGCACCGTCGCCGATTGCACTTGATGTACTAAAAGCATTGTTCAATATGGCCGCAGCTTTAATCTGCTTAGTTTGTGCCATAGATCTAGCTAATGCTTTTGTATATCTACTTGCAAGTCTATCATAAAGATTATCTTCAATAGCTTCTTCTGTGATTGAGAAAGCTAAAGCGATAGTCTCATGTGTATATCTTGCAGTAAATGTCTCTTGTGCGTCGTCAAAGCTTACAGCTCCACCTTCTGACTTAGTAGGTGCAGTCGAGAAGCCTGCTAACATCACTTCTTCTTCAAACGCTCTATCTGATGATTCTTCTTCAAAAATCTCAGCATGCTCGTTTTCATACCTGTCGTATTCAAGCCCAAATAAGGCGTTTAGACCGGGCTCTAGCTCTTTCGCTAGTTGTGCTCTTGATATAGCCATACTCTATTCTCCTTATATACCAGCATTGTCTGCTGTGTTAACAGCAGCTGCAAAGCCTGAGTTAAAGTGTCCTAGAAGACGCACAATATACTGATGACCCACTGCTGAGTAATCTGTATTACCTTCGTCTTCGTACAACCCTACGATTCTGACATCCAAAGTGCCTGTTGTTGCAGCTGTTGAAATGTCAAGCATATCAGTGGATTGACCTGTATTGGTGCTACCATTATTAACACTTGCCATTGAAGCATTTGCAAAAACATCTGCTAAGGCTGTCGCTCTATTTGTGTTAGTTCCATCTGCAACAACAGTGAAGAGTTGCATTGGATTGTCATATACAAACGCCTTAATAGGGAAGTTTGTATCAACACTGACATTGTTTGATCCCGGCCAAAAGTTTTTAAATGTTGTCTTTTTTGTGCCTGAGTCGACATATTCAACACCATAAAAAACTCCTAACGGGCTGACCGCTTGGTCGGTTATGTCTATGACACCCGCCGCAGTAGGTATAACAATGCCACCTTGATAAATAGCATTTGTATTGTTTGACGCAATTTCGTACTGTGTTGCACCAGTAGTGTTAGCGGCAGAACCTGTTAAACCTATTGGACGTAAACCATAGCCACCTGATAAATTATTAGCCATTTAAGTCTCCGATTAAGATTAAAAGTTAAGATTTTTTTCCTCCGAATGATACGCGAGACTGACGATCTGGTCTACTAATGGTCATAGTAGAGTGAGCATTTTCTCTCATCATATCCTGATCCACAGCTTCCATCTGATCTGCACTTCTTTCGTTAAAGTATGCAGTTCTTTCAGCAACTATTTCTAAGGGTATGCGAGCTAAAACCAATCCACCGACTCCAAAAACTCCTTCATATTTACCTCCGTCGACTACGGGTGCTTCAAAATCTGGATATTCATCTTTTCTTACGAGTTCCCAACCTTCTCGTAATTTAGCTGAAACATTCTTGGTATCATTGAAACCTCTTGTTTCTGCCCTTATCCAGCGATGCTTGTAGCCATCAGGGGCTGGTGGTGCGTCTAACATAGACGGTGGAGCCCACGGTTTTCTTGCAGCTGTCTTTTCTCTTGTGTTTGATGATCTAGGAGATCTTGAAATAGTCTTATCAAACATTTCCTTTTGGTTTTCCATATCAATTACTCCTTCACATATTTTGCGTACTCTGCGAGAGGAACGCCAAGTTTTTTCGCAAGTGCAACCTGCCTGTTGGTAAGTTTTACCTGCCTCTTCCCACTACTGCGTCCAGTTGCATTCGTGGAGCGTGATGCAGAAGCAACATTTTGGACGACTTTTTTGCTCTGCGCTCCGTTAGCAAACTTATGAGGAAATTCATCTCCCATACGTTTGTCTAATTCAGTATAGTATTCATCGCTCTTAGGGTCAATACCTTCTTGTTCTACCAAGTCTTTATGTATCCCAAAAGCGGCATATGTCATGGCACTGTCATTGCCAAACCATTCATTTTTCTGTGCCCATGCCTGTGCCTTCGCATCAGGCTCTGGTGGTGGCTGTACCGGCTGACGGGTAGGTTGAGGTGCAGGAGCAGCTGTTTGTGCCTCTGCGGCCTTATTTCGCTCTGCGTTAGCCGCTTTTGCTTGTGCGGCTCTGTCAGCTTCAACTGCCAGCCTTGTCATTTCCTTCTGCGCAGCTACAGCCGCCTCAGTATCTCCTACTTCCATAGCAGCTCTAAGGTTTTGCTCTGTCTGGGCCATTTGTGATTCTACGCGACCTGAATACTGGTCAACGTAGTTTGTATCCATTTGGTTAAGTTTTTGAGCTAATTGCTGGTTTTCTTGCTCTTTTTGTTTTGCGAAACGGAGCGCTTCGTCGGCGTTTTTCTCGGCTTCACGCATTTTTTTGGTGAGGCGGTTAATTCTTTTTTGAGTTTGGTTTTCGGCTTTTTTAAACTCATCTTCAGTTTGCTGATCTTCTGCAACAGGCTCAACTTGAACATCCTCAGTCTCAGCTTTATCTTCGACAGTAACTTCAACATCTTGTCCCTCATCCTCTAGTTGTAGATCTAATTCTTCTTGTTTTTCTTTTGTCTCTGCCATTTTCATCCTCTAGTAGTGTAAAATGTCTTCAGGGTCCGTAATTTTGGCTAAAATCTCATCATCATTCAAAATTCTTACTTCTCCGCCATCGATCTTAAACCGTGAACCAGAGTATCTAGCAAACATAACCCAGTCTTTTTCTGCACACCACGGTCCTGACGGAAATTTTGTTTCATCCTTGTAAGCTAGAGGACCAGCTTTTAATACATAACCAACTTGTGTAGAGACTTGACCTTCTTCTACTAACTGATCTGGCAGCAATATGCCACCTTCTGTTTTACCTTTACCCCTGTACGGCAGTATAAGTAACCTCCAACCTGTAGGAGAAGGCATACGCTCTAATAGTGTACTGCTGATTAAAGAGGGGTCTAAGACGCGATCTTTGGGATCTACATAGGTTTCTTCTAAACCGTTCTCACTCATCATCTACCTCTTGTCTGTTCAAT